TAATAGTATATGTGCCAGCATTGTAAGTAATTGAGGTAACTTTCACGATGTTCCCTGCACCTGAACCATCAATTACCTCACATTCCAGTTCATCATTGAGCAGTGTTGCTGCGGTTAGGTAATCCATTGATTTTGAAATATCGTTGGTTGTTGTAATTACCGTTGTTGATGTAGCAGTACATGCAGCAGTTTCAGGAATACCCATAAAATCCTTATTCTTGTACTTGATTATGATTTGGTCATCAGTATCTAACGGGCGGTATTTTATATAAACCTTTTGAACATTGTCCTCTACTGCACTTGATAGGATCTTAGCTGTAACCGCATAACAGATATTTTTGAAACCTGCTACTGAGATATTCAGCATAGGCCATGAAGTGGCTGACCTCCAATCCTTGTATCTTCCACCAAAAAGAACATTCTCGTATGAAAATGCCTTAGATCCGAATAGTGATACACCTCCACCAGAAACAGTGGTTTTTGACTGGCCATAATCCTTTAAATCAAGTGCCAAAAAGTCTGTATCACTGGCGTTTGTGATATTAATTGCAATCAATGCATCAGCATCATCCTTAGTTGCAGCGAGTTTAAATGTTTCATCTGAAATCTTGATAATGTAATAGATAGACCCCTCTGTAAGAGCTGTAATCCCAGTATTTGTAACTTTTATAGGATTTCCTGTAATTGGCAGAGTTGGAGTAGTTCCATAAGAAAGACCAGTACCTGATACTGTAAAAAGGTCTGTTGATGTATTCACATCTGCTGAAAGTACACTTATCGAAACTGCTTTAGAGATTGAGGGCGAATATCGGTGGTAAAGCCCTACACTTGGGTCGTAGCACCAGATACCAGCTATAAAAGACTCCTCATATCGCTTTAAATTGACCGTAGTGACATCATTATTGATGTTAATGAGTATCTTCTCACCCTCTACCTTTAGCATGTCTCCTAGCTGAATTTTGTTCAAGAAATCACCCCACACAAGCTCTTTGAAATATACTGGGAATGATGCAAGCTCATCAAACCCACCTCCATTGAAATATAAGAGTTGCCCTTCTCGGTTTAGGATCACAAATGATGATTTATAAGGGCACATCCCAACAATTGCATCTGAACCAATTCCAAATGCCCCAACTGCTGAGGCTTCTGACCCATCCCATGTGAAAAATTGAGCATCAACATTCTGCCCTTCTACTGTTGAGGAAAGTCTTGTAGCAATTCCAAGAGATGCATTATTGTAAGCAAGTCCTATAACTTCATATTCTGCAGGTAGTGTTAATTGAGCAAGGTTAGTTGTTGCATATGATGTATTTAATTGCTTAACAGTATTACCATTACCAACCATTAAAGTACCACCCTTGATGAAGCTTTCAATAGGGTGTGAAACTCCACTTGTAAGAGAAACGCTCTGATCAGTCCAGTCTCCATTACTAATAGCTTTTGAATAAAGCTTAGTATTTGTTGTAATATGCCAAGCATTCTTCCACCACTTACCATAAGTATTAGCTGACATACTAGGTGGTGTTCCTCCTCCTGAGTCGGTATCCTTGATAATAGTACTAAGTACATTATCCTCTAAATCTAAAATATAAGGGTTTTCTATAGTAGCCAAGAAAAAGTTACCTGAACTATATCGCCCAAAACTAACAGGAATATTAAAATCTGTATCATCCTCAGAACTTAAAATAGAAACAGTTCGAGCAGAAGATTTTAGATACCCATCCTCATTAAAGTTCATTCCTTTTGTATACGAAATGCTCCCAAATAAATCTGAGTCGTTTACTACTTTAAATCTGTTGTTTTGAGGGATTTTTATTGACATATTTTTTATGTGTAGAACGGGAAGTAATAAGTAAGTCCTGCAATTACAATTGATAGATAACCATCAGGTTCTTTTAATACTGGTGTTGTAGTAACTGTTGATCCAACAAAGTCCACAGTTGCCACTACAGTTGAACTCTCTGATACAGGGTCTTTTGCAGATTTCTTTGGAAAAGATAGATTTCCTAAGAGTCTTGCCTTGAAAGCCTCACCTACTTGCATTGGGATTGTGGTGTTGTTATTTAGAGTATCGAGCCTTATTGTAAGATCATTAATCTGTTGTTGCATTTGTGAAATATCATCATTCATAAATTTTATGATTTATCTTGATTAGTCCATGTTGGAGAACTCGACTTGTTTTGTGTTGTCCATTTTTTCAACTTATCTGAGATATAATTTTCTGCCATTGAGATTGCTTCTGATATTACTATTGCGAGTGATAGTATCTTAGAATCTGTCAGTGTAACCGATTCTGTTTGAGTACTTGTGATTGGTAGTGTATCTACCGATACAATCTGTCCAATACTTCTTCGTGAACCTGATTGTGTTATTGAACCAGCACCTGTAGCAGTACTTTCAAATCTTAAACCATAAGCACATGATATTTGCATTCTAGCTGATGATGCTTGGAGGTCATAAATTTCTGTAAATGTAGGTGGTGATGTTGCAATAGTTTGACCACTTGCTGTACCAGTACCAGAAGGTGCTGATGCTTGAAACAAAACAATCACACTATTAGGAGAAGTCGCAATAGATGGCGTTGCACAATCAGTACTAGCTGATGAATTTACCTGTCCATTATAAGCGATAAATGGCGATGCGTTTGGGTTAGTGAAACGAATAATTGATGCTGCCTTATCTGCTGTGGAAGACAAATCACCAAATGTAAAGTTTGAAGCTGCAACATCTCCTGCGTCTGCAATTTTATAATAAATCTCTGATGTAAATGAGTTATTGGTTTCAATTCTACTATCAAGTAATGTAAATCCACTTGGAAATGTAGAACTAATAGTATCAGTATGTATTGAATATTGTGCAAGCATTAAATCACCAACAGCCAGACTAGTAGGTTTTGTGACCACTACGGAAGTAGAGCCATTTGAAGTATTAGTTTGAACGCTCTGGTAAGTTAATGCCATAAATAATTATGCAAATGCTACTTTATAAGTAATTTGAAGAATATCTCCGTTTACGAGTGATTTTGTCCCTGTTAATGCACGCCCTAGCATTGTTCCTGATGATGAGGCATTAAACATTCCAATTTCTTCTACTGACTTTGTTCCCGTAACTGTGAATGAGTAGTAAAGCTGTAATGTATCGTTTGTTACTGTAGTTGTTACTCGTGAAACAGTTGCAGCAGCTCGAGCAAGCCCCGAGTCGGTAATTTCTGCCCCTAGAGCAGTCTGTGAGGCTGCTGTTGCTGTGTTTGAGGTTCCAACAGCCAAATATGTGAATGGCACTGCTGAAGCATCACCTGCGAGCAAAGCAATCTGTGCTTTACCTGCATTTGTAATGATGTTGGGCTGAAATCCTGTATCAAACTTAAGTTTTCCATCTTTATCAAGACATACTAATCGAAATCTTCCTTTAATTCCCATAGGTTCTAATGTGTTCATAATTTTAATGTTATTTTAATAGTTTTTTAATTAAATACTGCAAACTGTCTCTGGAACAATTACAGGAATCTCATCTTTACTTCTGTCCCGATAATATTGAGCAATATCCTGTTCCATTCGAGTCATTTGATTGAATAGATCATTTTTATTATCCAATCCCTCTCGCATTGCGTAATAATAAGAGGGTCGCAGTGCTAAGTATTCATGATACAACCCACAAAATCCTGGCATTTCAGTAGTGGCATCAACATCAAAGTAAACTCCTTCTCGATTAATAAACATTTTAACACCATCTTCAGAAGAATAAGCTGGCAATGCATCAAGCATGATTGCATTAGCTGTCTTATCGTACCTACTAGGTGTTCCTTTTTGGTTTAGTCCACTCCAAAAGCCTTGAGTAAACTCATCTGATTGCTGATCTATAGGATAAATTTCTTGATAAATACCTGCTGGGTTTTTAACCATCACTTTATAAACATCAAGGATCAGATTACCTGCCTCATCTGTAGTAAAAGGATAATCTCTCTGATTTTCATTCAAGTCACTTGTAATAAATGGATAATCTTCATGATTTCCATCATCAAACTGCCACTTACCACTAGATTTAAAGATAATTCCCCAAACATGAGCTGATGCATCATTAATATCCTCGTTTTTATCAAGCAACGGGTACGAAACAGAATTGCTCTTGCAATTCTTATCAATAGCTCTGATGATTTGAGAATAGTTTTTTGACATAGTTTGTTTGTTTTAATTTGCTAATCGCAACCTCCCAATTAAGAGAGATTGAGTTAGAAAACTAACTTGTTGCGAATGGAGTAGCGACACTACCAGTTGCGTTTGTGAACCCAGAAACTTGCCATGTTGTAGCATTGAGCTTAACAACACGAATAATGTCTCCTTTGATTCCTCCTTTTGTAGAACCATCCATAGATACCGCAATGTAAGATGAACCTACAAGGGCTTTCCAGATAGCAACTCCGTCAGAAGTATCAGTATCACAATTGACAATGTCTCCTACCAATAATTCAGTAGCAGCACCCGTAATAAACTTTGCAGCGTTTGAGGTTACTGTTACAGAAACTGCGAAATCAAAGTAAGTTCCTGGTGTACAAGCGGCTGGAAGTGTATAAACAACACCTGCAGCAAGATCAAATAAACAAAGAGCTCCTGATTCGTCTTCCTTCAAAGTTCGAGTAGCTGTACCTTCAGAGATAATTTGTCTCTTGGTATTTACTGTCTGAAACTTTGGAAAATCGCCTGATGGATTTGCCATATATTTTTTATAGAAGTTTAAATTAGTAAATTTGTACGACTATAGAAAACTAAGCAACGAGTACATCAAACAAAATAGGAACTACCTTTGTCCAAGCCTTGAATTTGTTGTCTACACGAGACTCCAAACCAATACCTGAGATCTGAGCTCCTCCAACCACTGGGTTAACAATGGTTTTAACCTTTCCGTAAGTATCTGTAACGATACCAACTTGGAAACATTTCTTAACTCCTGCAAAAACGTGACCTGTCACATTCTTTGAAGTTGAGTAGTGTTCAACTCCTAGGTATTTAAATCCTTGCTTGATACCATTTTTCAATGCATCATCAGCAACATTAAATCCTTCTGAAGAGGCAAGCAATTCAACAAGTTCAAAGTCAGCCTCTCGCCACTGAATAAAGATACCATTTCGGTTAGCCATTTCTCCACCTCCAGCAGATCGGATAGCTGTTTTAATAGCTGCAATGATCTTCTTAACATTTGAAATCTGTACTGTAATGTTTCCAGCAGCACCTCCAATGTTAGAGTTATCAAAGTTTGTCCACTGAGCGTGTTCAAGAAGCATTTGAGTTTCTACTTTTTCGTTCAACATGATTCCCATGTTGTCCGCAACTTCCATCCAATCAGTAAATGTCTTCTGGGCAAGATCAGCATCGTCAATGTGTTCTGCACAGTAAGCATAATCTGTGATTGATACAGAGTCATCAGTAGTTGCAACCGCAGTAGAGGTGTAACCTGTTCCACGAGTTCCAGTTCCAACTGTAGCGTCTGTTAAATAAGGATTTTTAAGGATACCCTTGTTGGTATACTTAACTTTACAAATTTCCTTCCAAATCATTGGTGCGGAAAGACGCTCCTGTAGCTTTGTTTCGATTTCAATTGTAGGAATAATAGCCATAAATTGTTATTTTCAAATTTAGATTAATAGAATTTGCAAACAAATTATGATCTTGGAGAATTGTAGAATACCTCTCCGCCCCTTTCTCGATCTTCTCGAGCCTTAACGACTTTCGCTCTCATATCGTGTGGCACTTCCGCAAAGGGTTTAGCCAACCAATAATCAACTGAGTCAGTGGCAACACTACCTCCACGCTTACCAGTAATGGTAGCATCAGAAGTTTTGTTTAGTCCTCGGAATTTTTCTAGTCGAGAGATAAAATAATCATCTTCTAGAACATCTTCCAATTTCTCACCGGTCTTTTTAAGGTGTTCTTGGACAAAGGCATGCTCTTTACTTCCCTTGATACCATTGGCAACAAGAAAAGCTTTAGCTCCTAAATCTAATTCATCTGACTTTTTGCTAGTTTTTTTACCAGGTTCTGCAATTTCAAGGTCAATTCCAGCATCCTTTGCAGCACGCTTTAACTGTCCTTGTAATCTATCGAATTTTTGCTGAGGAGTTTCACGCTGCTTGTCTGTTGATTTAACTTCAGGCTCGCCTTCGTCATCTTCAGTGTCTTTATCGTCTTCCTGGTCATCGACTTCTTCTTCGTCTTTGTCGATAACTTCGTCTTCTTGGTCATTAATTTTTGTCATAATGATATGAGTTTTTAGCCATTCAGTAAGGAATGATACTTATAGCCATTCAGAAGGGAATGATACCTATATGTTAATAATTATACTATACAGATTAATCAAGTACAAGTTTTATCCTGTTTGATTAACCTCGAAAGTAAGATCTGCAACTCCACCGATTTCAATATAGAGACCTTTTGAGAAATCTGCATTCTTGAAATCAATATATCGTTCACCAGTTGTAGCAACAGCAGAGAAAGTAATTGTATTGTACATAACTTTTCCTGCTGCTCCTGCTCCTGATGCTAGTACTGTTCCTGTCCAAGCATAGTTGGCCATGTTTTCAGTAGTAGTAATCAAGTTTCCTGATGTTCCAGCCTCTCGAGCTACGATAAGCTGGGTTGTGTTTGTATTTGTAGTAGCTGTAACATCAAAATTTCGGTTTGTTCCTGTTGAGTAATCAGTTCCAGCAATACCAGAAGCATTGATCGCTTTCTTAACATTATCCAAGAATACTGCCTCACTTGTTACCCAAAGAATTTGGTCTGCTACTGCTGATGCTCCCAAAGTTTCTGAAAGCTCTATAACAGCGGTATATGTTCGCCCATTGATTGCAAATTGAGCGGCTGCAGTCGTAACACCTGCTGTGTTTCCTGCTCCCCCTAGAGTAGTTCCACCCCAAGCGGTATTTGCCATAGTCTCTGTAGTTGCAATGGTGTTGTAAACAGTTCCAGGCAATCGTGCTCGGATAATCTGAGAGTCATCAGCATTTGTTGTAGCAACAACTTTTGCATGAGCAGTTGTACCAGTAGAGTAATTTGTACCTGCAGTTCCTGTTGCGTTAATCGCAAGCTTGAGGTTATCAAGCATTATAGCAACCGATCCTCCATAAAGAACTTGGAATGGGATTGCAGTTGCTCCATAAGTTTCAGAAAGTGCATCAACCACTGTATAAACAATTGTATCAATAGTTACTGTAGCTCCTGCTGTAGTAACTCCTGGATCTGAAGCTCCTGTACCTCCTCCGAGGGTAGTATCAGCCCATGACCCATTAGTAAATGTTTCAGTAGTTGCAACAGTGTTCAAAGATGTACCAGGTACTCGCCCTCGAACTGTAAGAGTTGTTGCATCACTAGAAACTGCGACTACATCAGGATGAGCTAATGTTCCGTCACCATAATTTGAACCATCACCTGTACCATTGATAGCTTTTAGTAGATTTGCCAAAAATGCTTGTGCATTTGCTCCCATAAGTACTGAATATGCTGTAGAACCGCTCACAAGGCTTGAAACTGCTGTATAAACGATTGAACCAATAGTAATGGTCTGACCATCCACTACCACTCCTGAACTTGTGAAAACAGACACTGCGTGACTTGCAGGAACCATTGCACCTGTTGAAGTAAGAGTAGCTGAGGCATGTGTTGCAGGTGCCATAGCTCCTGAACTGGTGAGGGTAGAACTTGCAGCAGTGGCAGCCTCAGTTCCATCAGTGATTTTTACTGTCCCTGATGTATGAGAGTTAATTACCAATCCTTTAAGTTGTCCCTGACCTGAAATCAGAAGTCCTGATTCCGTTGTGTTTAAAGGTAAAGACATAAAATTTAAATAGCGTTGTTAAAATCTGAAGGAATATTTTCAGATTCTGATTTTATTAATGGGAGAGCATCATACGCTACCTGCAAAGAATTGATACCTGACCACATTCCTCGCAAGTGCTGTCCTAGAACTTCATCAGTCATAGGATTTTCAATTGCTAGAGAAACGAGGTTAAAGGCTCCGTTTGTCAAAGGATCAACTGGCTTTCCTTTTTCAACTACTCCATGCATGTAGAGAGTTTGGAGCAATATTTTTCGTACTGCTTCAAACATTGGTTCGTCTTTGCAAAATGCTTCAATCTTTGCAATTTCCATATCTGTAAGGTGTTTTTTGTAATTTATCATAATATTTTAGTTAATTAAGCTGTTGCTAATTGGTCTGTCGTGGCAGGAGTTGTACTAGGAGCTGGTTGTTCAGGAGCAGTGGTGACTTGAGTAAAATCAATAGCTGACATTCCACTTTCTTCCAATAATTGGTTAAAAGCTTTTGCAATTCCAGGCATCTGACTAAAGGCTTGAGGATTACTAATAACTTGTTTCAATAGGTTACTAATCTTATCCGCATTTTGTGCCATATAACGCTGTTTCCCCTTGATATTTACCATTACTGAGATTGGGATTGTCTTGAGCTCGTTCTTAACGATTTCAAAGAATCCTCTTTGTCCTCCCTTCATGTATTGCTCCTTCAATGTTTCAATAATCTGAACTCTATCTTGCTTTGTAGGCACTTTTCCAGTTCGTTTAATTGTCGCAATAATCTGTTCCTCAGCGTGATGTTCTGCCATTTTGGTATAAACCTCAGTCATTTCATCAAGCGTGAGTTCCTCGGAGAAGTTCATTCCATTGTTCATTTCATCTACCAAGTATTTTAATATCCAGTCTCGGTAGAGAATATCTGCAAAGAATGTAGCAATCTTTCCTTGTCGGTATTCATGGAACCCTTGGCCTTGTTGTACAACGAGTTGCTGTAGTGCAAATGGTGTTCCTGATACTGGGTTATTTCCAAGCTGTGCATCTGATGCTGATCCAAGTGTTCGAGCATCATTAGCCATTTTAATCTGCTGGTTTTGGAATGCTGGCAAGTTTTGTAGATTTCCGTCAACTTTGGTAATTGGTTTTCCATTCTCGTGCTTAAGAATAGTGTTATTTGGCAATTCAGTAAGCTTTTGGTTAGCCAACTCCTCACTATCGGTTTGGAAAATGGTAATCGCAGCATCAAGTAGCTTTTTAATCTTCTGTGCAGAGTAGTTATTCCATACTTGAGGTTCAAAGAGTGTTTCAACGATTGAACGCCCACATGCTCGCCCTTTAGATCGTACCCTGTCAATCTTCAATGCTTTAAAGTTTTCTGATAATGGTTTATCTGGGCCACTGTAGAGCGTAATACCTTGATCCTTTCCACTATCATCCTTGTAATAAGTCACAACATGCATTTGAGGAGTGTACTTATTTGGGTCTCCTCCTTCTTTTTCCCATGATTCTGGCAGATTACCTCTAAGCTCATAACATGCAATGTATTTACCAGGAGTTTGTACTTGTCTATCTTGTGCAATAGCTACTTTCTTTTTTGCTTGAGCTAGGGTTATTGTCTGATCAATTGCACTATCAATCCATTTCCCTTTAAATTCAGTGATTTCACCTGTTGTAAGTTGGTGCATTATACAAATTGGGCCAGCCATGACATCTGTTTGATCACAAAAAGCCAGAGTTTTTAAATCTACTAATTCGGGTCGTGCATTATTGATATTTTTCACTAGAACCAAGTCATAAATAACAGAAGATTCAACAACATCATCAATGAAGGTATCAAGTTCATTCTTTCTAGCCCATTGAGGATGGAATTTTTTAATCAAGAATGATTTATAACTATTCTCTGCATCGTCTACAAATGGAACAATATCTTTTACATCAAAACCTTCCGAGCGGAAGCCAACATTAATTACAGGGGTCACAATATCGTCATATGGTCGTAAACCATCGTTATTTCCCTGGTGATACCATGCATTTGCAACATTTGTACATCGTTCAATATGCTCCTTCATATTCCAATCCTTACTGGATGTTAAAGGTACTCGAACAGTTCGATAGTTATTTTCCTCTAGTTTGATGTAGTCAAATACATTCATATCATTAATTTAAGAGCAAGTTATTGATAAAGATTTCTCGGAAGTTCTCATCATTGAATAGCTTTCTACCTTGCAAGAGATTCAGCTTTCTCTCTGATATATCATCACCTCTTTTTACAGTCACATACATCTCAGTATATAAAAGTTCAGGCTTTTTACTTAAAATTGCCTCATTAATATTATCTGTTCGACTTAAAGTCTTTAGTCCATTAAATAACATTTCCACTCGATAAGGTTTAGGAGCTGGGGCTTTTCTTTCAGTTTTCTTTTGAGGAGTTTTCACCTAAATACTATACCACATGAATAAATTGCAATGCAAATTAAATTGCACTATTTGTTTCTTTGTTATCATCAGCACTCGTTCGCATCTTAATCTTCTTAGGCATAGGTCGGCTCATTACTGCATATCGTAGCTCGTCAGCAGCATGATCTTCACCATCACTATCCACATCCTCGGGGTTTCTCTTATCGTGTTGCAATTCTGGGAATGTTTCAATGAATTTTGTACAAGTAGAGAATACTTGTAGTCTCGCAGAGAGTTTTTCTTGCTGTATCTGGGGTTTAATAAATTCTCGTACTACTCCCCATCCAACTACTCGACTATTATCACCTCTTACCATTTTGGGCATTTTCTTGGTAAGTTCCTTGATACGCATTGAATATACCTCTGCTCCTGATAATCCATCATCTCGTTCTCCTTTCTTTGCCCAGAAGGCTGGGTCAAACACTTCATAATCAATCTCTTCATCTGAATTAGTAAGAGCTTCAACCTCATCAGCAAGCTTGGAATAGCTCATACCGCCCCCATAGAGCTCTTTATATCGGTAGAGGTTACCATTTGGGTCAATAGCATACCAACCAACTGATGCAGGGGCATTAAACCCATAATCTCCTGCTCTAAATCGTCTCCATGATGTAGGAATAGCAAAAGGCTTACAAACATGAGTTTCATATTTCCATTCAGTAAAGTATTGTCCTGCAAACAAATCAAAGTCTCCTGATCGCCATGCTTTTCCAAGGTCTCCTCCCAAGCCTTCAAGATAATCAATATATTCTGGGTTCAAGTGTGGGTTTGCCTTATATGTCGCTGGAACAAATCGAGTTTTCTTCTGGTCTCCACTTCTAAAAGGCATCACGAAATGTGACTTAACAAAACTATGCCCAATTCCTCCTGGGTTGAATGAAGAATAAATACGAGGTCTCCAATTGGTTTTAGAGGTACGCAAAGAACCAAGAAGTTTTTCATATTTCTCCTTGGTTAGCTGGTTTAATTCCTCGATAACAATTACATCGTATTCAATACCTACATACTTATCAATATCATCTTCGTTGTTAAATCCTCCCATGATAATACGGGATTTATTCTGAAACTTGAGTACATTACCTGCACGCTCAAAACTGATTTCATTTGCAATAACCTTTTCAATAAGATCGTCAAATGATTCCTTGGCAGATACTGCGGTTTTACGCAAAAAGAGTGCTTTCAAGTTAGGCACTCGTAAACAATCATCCAAAGAGATTTGAGCAAAGATACCATGGGATTTACCTGGGCCTCGGGCTCCTCCTGCTCCTACTTCTGTTGGGCCTCCTGGAATATCACAAGCTCTAGCTGCAGCATGAAACTCCCATTGCCAAGGAAGAGGAACATAGCCTCTCTTTAGGAAGTTTTCAACCTGATCTCTAGGACTATTCGCTTTCTTCGCCGTCATCAGACAGTTTTCCATTGCCTCCATAGATTTTGTTGATTATGTTTGTAATACCAGCATCAAGTTTTTTACCATCAGAAGTAATATCAGTTTCAATCTTTTCACTATACCCATGCTTAGCCAATAACATTCCAGTTGTCTTTGGTTGGAAGAGTCCGCCAAGCCCTTTATTTACAAGCATTTTCTCCTGAGCTGATTCTACCTCCTTGACGATGTCGCAAAACTGTATTGCTAAATCATCAGTATCATCTTGACACCATCTATAAACTGTAGCCTTGTCAATTCCTAGGAATATAGCTAGTGATACTACAGCAGGTAGTTCAACATCTACATAAAGCAATGTTCCCTTGTCACTAAATATAGGATTTGCCTTACAGGTAGGGAGATAAAGTTTTGCTTTCTCTATAAGTTCGGAAGTTAACTTTGTAGGTCTTCCACCCTTATCTTTAATTTCTTCTTTTGGTTTTCGTTTAGCCATATGTAAAACATTATACTACCAATAGATTTCATTTTCCAGTCCCCACATAAGCTTAGGAACTGAGAATGAATACTATTCAGATACTTCTTCTGTCGGCTCTTCAATCTGAGGAACATCAGCGTCTACTTCTACATCAGATTCTGCCTGATCCTTATCTGCAGATTCATCAACTACTGGGGCGTTTACTGTTCCTTCTGATACTTTGTTTTCTTCATCCATAAAATGTGATTTGTTTAAATTAGTAACTTGTTAATTATACAGGGTTTGTGTACCCAATTCAAGGTATGAGGGTCGATACTCATTTTCGAGAAATAGATTCGATATGATTCATTAGCATATTACGGGACTTACTTAGTTGCCCTCTCACTATTTGCTCCCCCTGAATAGGGAACACGAGCCCTATGAAAGTCTACTTTTGAACTCTTCAATCAACTTTTCTGGCAATTTGAATTTGCTCGATTCAGCAAGGTCTTTTTCTAATAGTTTAGTAGCCTCACCAACTGCATACTTCATTGCATCAAGGATATTTTGCCAACCTGCCATGTACTCTAATCCTCGATTAGTAAACACCCATTCCTTAGCATGGAATGCAGGTTTGCGATATTGATCATATTCCATAAGTGATGCTTCTGCTCGCAAGTGATCTATATGAACTATTACCTCAATCCCGTTGTAAGTATACTTTTTAATTTCTGTGAGTACTTCTACTTTTGATAGTTTTTCCTTTGTTTTTTGTTTCTTTTTCATAATATTCTATTTCCAACCAGACCGGTCAGGTTCAACATATTTCTTAGGTTTGCTATTAATTAATGATTTCAATTTCTCTGACCCTATAGAGAAAGGACACTTTGTACAACGATGTATACTTACACCATCTTGGAGAGGTGATCCGCAATCAGGGCACTCGTATTTTTTAAGATTATTCAAATTCATAATTGTTTCATATGTATCTAATTCTGAGGGCGAGAGTGGGCCAAAATTGTACGGTTGGCGACTGTTTACTAATGCAAATAAACAATGCTTTACCCCCAGAGTTAGATACACATGGCATCTAAATGATTATTAAGATTGAATTATTGGGTAAATACCCTTCATTTGAACTGTATTAATGGCATCAGGGATATTTTCAAAGTCTATCATGTGGAGATTTACTTCTACATCATCTTTAAGGAGTGAATTATACTCTTCAGTTTGTTTTGCGAAATCTTTTATAATTTCAGCATTATTTTCCTTAAGTACTTTAAACTCATTTTCAGCACCTAGCTCATCAGAAATCTTATAAAATCCATCAAGGATTACAGGATTCCCTTTTTCATCTTTTTCAGAGTACTTAACAGCAATTTCTTCTTGTTTAGCCATATGCTCTAAATACTCTTTTTTTGGCTTTATCGCAGTCTCGAGTGCATCTACAATAGGCTTGATGATACTGAGATTTCTAGCAACAGCATAAGAGAATTTACTACCTGACAAATTGATATTGCTAAGTGTTTTCCAAAGATTTAAAATGTCTTGATTCTTTATTTTCATACACTTAATTTTACATCGTTAGGTCTAAATTGTCTAATAATCTAAGGTTATGTTTTAGTACTACAACACATGAATTTAAATTGAATATCTCACCATTCAATAGCTTGATTGTAAATTCTCGTCCTATAGGATCACTCCACCCTTTCATGACTTCTGCAACTGCTTTCAAGGAATCAATTCGTACAGTAGTCTCTCCTATTTTGCGGTTAAGTCTCTCTTTCTTCTCTTCAGGTGTCATTTCTTTCCTGTACTTCATATGGCTAAATATTTTTTATAACTTTAGATACTTTATCTAAAATCGAAGGATTATAACGCTTGGTAAGTTTCTCTGCTTTTGCTAAATGGACTTCTTGCTCATGTCCAGTAGTAGCCTTTGCAATTCGCAAATGCTTGTTCACATTGCGTGTTTTTAGAACATTCTTTTTTACTTTATTCCTTAGTTCTATAGCCTTTTCAATGAATTTATTTGTTTGCATAATTAATCAGTAGCCCATTGAGTAGCCTCAATGTAATTAGTTAAAATGTCGGATAATAGTTTTCTCTCATGAGCATACTCGAAAGTACAATCAAGTACTGCATTTGCATGGCCTTGGCAGTTTGAATGGTCTTTAAATGCTGGTATTGGCTTAAATTCTTTTTTGATGGTTGCCATAATTATCTAATTTGTTTTTTTATTTACTGATAATGCTATTTTTCTCAATGCTCGATATATTTTAGTACAATCTTTAAAATCAGATCCTAATTCAACATAAACAAACTTATTCTTTTTTGCATTCCAAGTTTCAAATGAAATAAATTCTTCATAATTACTAACACATAATCTAACTGTACAATTTGGTTCCATTTAATTAATTCCTAGAAAGGATTTTATTTCTGGTAATTTCTCTGTTTTCAGTCGGTAGACCTTAAATCTACCAATTGATCTATCCTCAACAAATTCTGTATGCAATGCCAGATCTGATGCTCTAGCAGGTGCTCTGTGAGATAGATACTCACCTTTACTGTTGTTTTTTCCAATAAATTCCCATGACCACCACCAAATTTTACTTTGGAGATTATCATAAAGAAATTGTAGGACTACTTCTTGACCTGTTCTCTGGTTATTGGCATTTCTGACTTCATACCAATCTTGCATTTTCTTGAACTCGTTTTCTATATCCATAGTTTTTTTATGATTATAGGGCCGACAATAAATGCAATGGCTACGACAAGTAAGAAAACAAATAGAAAAACTTTCTTTACCAATTCTGATTTTTCACTTGGAAATGTTTCAATTTCGTTTTCCCACATAGAATTATCTTGCGTATATTTGGCTAATCGGTTCATTGTGCGTTTGTAATTGAATGACATATTATTTAGCTACTAGCCAATATTTAACTGGTAATTTGTGTTCAAATACCTGCTCTGCATTATTTGTGGCAATTTGGTAGTACCAACCATCATCTGTCAATTCTAGAGTATCAAGACCTGATCCTCTTTCTTCTAAGTAAGTTACCATTTCTTCAAATAGGGAATCCTGTGTTTCATTATCTTCTTCAATATTATAAGGTGCCATTGGATCATTCTCGAGCCCTGGCGGATAATTATTTTGCATATATTTTTATAGGGTGGTTATTTCCCCATGCCTATATTATATAAAAGTGTTTAACAGATTGCAAATTAAACTGTGGATAAGTTTATGACAAAGATTTAATGCGGATATACTCAGATAGGTTAGGTTCTTGCTTTCCCTTTTTTTCCCAGAAGATTTTACTAGCTTTTGTTTTCTTTAGAAGTTTTTCCGCCTCGTCTAGTGTGTATCTTACCCCCACGAACCTTGCTCGTGGTACTTTTTTTGGTTTTGTTAGTTGGTTTTTCATAATCTAGTTTGATTTTTTTAATTGCATGTTTAGCGTAAGTGTCTGTTTTCTTATGACAAGGTTCACATAAAGTACGACCATTGTCAAGAACAAATCTCAAATCGGGGTATTCTGCAAAAGGTTTTATATGGTCTGCATTTAGCATAACTGAATTTCCCTTACTACTTTTTGCACCACACCATACACAAGTGTAATCATCTCTCTCAAAAATTGCTTTTCTCCAGAGTTTGTATTGCAAAGAAGTTCGTATCGATGTATGGATTGGTGTTATTCCTCCTTTCCAAAAATTGCATTTATCGCCAGTCCTTTTACCTATTCTGCTTAGACTCATTTTCTTTCTAGATTCTATAGAATGTTTTTTACCGAGATTAGCTTTTCTCATATTTAATCTATGAGATTCTGATTTTTTCTTACCTTTCAAGGCTAGACCTATTTTGATCCCAACAAGAGGTCGTTTTATACCCAGATGACTTTTGCTCATCTTATTTCTAATAGATTCAGGAAGGACTGCACCTTTTATAAAAGTTCCATTTTTATTTCGATAGTTTTGTTCCTCCATACAATAGTCGGTATTTATTTCTTTGAATAATAACCAGTTTACCATACTCTGAAATAGTGAGTGGCAAATTAAATGGTGCTGGATCTGGCAATGGGATTCCTGTATCTGTTTCTACTAGATTTAGAAACTCACACATTTCGGATATATTTAGTTTTGCAGTATCTTTAACAATCCTCACTTTGTCCCCGTACAGTTCAGTAATTCCTTTCGATAAATATTTACCTTTTGCCCAACTTTTCACCTCTGCTGTTGTATGACCAGAGCTATCAGCAATCAAAGAAAAATATACATGCATATATTTGTTTTGTGCCATTGATCTCAAAGGCCTTCGATTGGTAATTGTCATTGCAATCTTATCTCCTACCTTGCAAATCGTATTAACAAAGTGACGATAATATATAGGATGGTCAATTACAATCTTATTCACTAGTATTCCTTTCTGTTCATCCATGACCTTTGTAACAGTTCCTAAAAAACTGTGCGACTCATAAGATGGATTATATTGGCGTTTTTTCATGTTGTTGATCTTGATCACTTGACTGTGCTTTTATCTCGTTCTTAGTTCCGCAATATTCACAGAGTAAGTTTATGTTTCCCTTAATGTTCATGTTCTTTAGAAAGTCTGGGATTTTTACTTCTCTATGGCATTTTGGGCAGAAAGTGTGTTTCATAATTATTTCCAAAATCTTAATACATCCATCATATATTTGCGTTCAAATTGGTCATTCCAATCAGTAGTTACTATTAGGACAATTCCAACAAATATTGAAATCGGGAAAAATATTATTATTAATAGCGTCTTTAGTATTTTCATAATATTTGTATTAGATCTGAGTATCTTCGACTACCTTATTCAAAGAATTTGCATACTGGTTCAATTTAGGCTGTAATTCAAAGTAGTTATGGATTATTTCACTGTTTTCTCGTGCAAGATTTCCACGCTGAATCTGAGAAAACATTTCTGCTAAAGAAGTATAGTCCTCATATCCTTTTGGGCGTTTTTTAATCTCTTCAATCATTTGCTCCATTCGTTGTATGCCTATATAACTAAATAAGTCACGGAACGCCTCATTAGCCGATATGCGTGCAATTCTAGGCATTTTGTCCTCAATTACCTCATATAGTACATCTTTCAATAATTTTTTAATGTATTTTTTCATAGTTTTTATATTAGAGCTGTATGTACCTGAAAGAAATAACGAATACAGATTAGGCTAATCCTATTAAAACCTTTCCGTTCAAAATGATTTTCCCCAATAGGTTGGGAGATGGTTGCGACCCTCTCATTACACACGTTATTTCTGTTAGATACACAAGCTCTTTTGGTTGATTACTCTGTGTTAATTAATTTTCTAGCTCTACTCATTAACTCATTTTGAAAATCAATAATGGATGAAATTTGCTTGTCGGGGCTTTCTACAAGGTCACGCAATGTTGGTAGTTTCATTTTACTCTGACTTCTTAGATTCTTCTGTTAAACCAAACTTAAGCCAGTGTTTTATGTCTTCGTTTGTTACCATTTTGTTAGGTTCATCAATTCGGTCTTCATTTAGCCACTGGCGTAACATTCCGATGTTTATGTTTATCTGCTCTTGTTGGTGTTTTATGGATTTATCTATTTTTGAATTACACCATGCAAATATCTCTTGGTATTGTTCAGAAAAGTCTGTATCTTCAAGGGGAAACATTTTTACAAACTCATTTTGTAGTTCTATTTTTGTTTCTATAAATTTGTTCATAATCTTTTTGCATTTTCCTAAATCGTTCTAATAAATTGTTTCTCACCATTTCATGTCCATAGTCATAAGCAGGTATCATGAGGTTTTCTAGGGCGTTTATGAGAATGTAAAGCTGTGCATGATTATATTCTGGCATCTTCATATCATTTAGTCTCATTATCTGTTAATGGGGTGGGGTGACCACTAATTACTATTCCATCAAGTTCTTCACGTTGTAACATTTTTGCTATTTCGATACTTCCCAAAATGAGTTCTGCGGAAGTTTCTCCATGTGGAAATGCACATCTTAATATGTTTTCAGCACTGACTATATAGTCATATATTTTTCTTTCTGTTGATTTCATATAATTATTTTATTGCCACCAATACAAGACCGACAATGAACATAATGAGAAGGAAAAGAGCTAGATTAAGCTCCCAAAGACCTTCTTTAAAATTGAACACGACTGCACTCCCGATGAAATAGAGTAGTCCAAGAATAGGAATACCTATAAAGATGTAAATTAGAATGTTTTTCATAGTGGTTAAAACCCTTGACTCTTTAAATCGTGCTTTTCGACAAAAGCATCGTATTGTTCTTTGTATTGCAACGGGACTTCACCTGAAAGGGAAATCACTCGTATATAGCACCATAGTGCAAGTCCTGCTGGTAATTTCCACGCTAGCCAATAATAAAAGTTGTTTAGTTTCATAGTTGCTCATCATCTCTTAATCGCTTTTCGGAAGCGGGGGGGGTGTTAGTTCTTTTCCTAAAAGATTCATCACCTTAGAGTACAAATCGTTTGACTTATATCTTTGAGGGTCTTTTGGAGGAAATTTGTTATTAAATAGCTCACTAACTGAATCTGCAATCTTTTGCATATCTACAGGCTTAGGAGGATTTTCTGCTTTGTTCATACACACCAAACAAAATGGTTCTAATCCTTTTGTTGTAAAATGTAAATCCCCTGTCTTCCAATTTGGGTTTTTCTTACAATAAACCATTGTCTTTGCCTCCATATATCCCTCATTGAATCCTATGTTCCGATACTGTTTTTGTAGGTTTTCATATTCCTGTTTATCAAGTTCTATCTTCATACTTATATTCAATCAGTTACGCTTTTCGAGGGCGGTTAAATATCAAGTTCTTTGATATTTGGTCTAATAATCATTTCGGATAACTTATTTTGCAATTCTTGTGCCTCCTTAAGAGTAATTTTTGATTCTTTGATGATTCGTTGTTCGTATTCACCAAGATAATGTTTTTCTTTTTTTAGAAACAAGATAGCTCTATTAAGCCAATATTCTGCTCGTTTATAACAATTTTGGTCTGCCTGTGCAAAATCTACACCTGAAGTTGAATTAAAATGTTTTACTGTATTTCCATCTTTTGATTTTATTCTCAATTCAGACTTATACCCAGCAACTTGTTGTTTTATTGATAACTTCATATATTGTTTCAATCAGCTAGGTTAGAAATTATAAGTCTTATTCTCATAAATAATCTTTTCAATAATCTCAAGGATATACCCTGCTTCATAAAGTTGCCCCTTTGTGTACTCCTTTATTTCTTGTGGGAGTGTTTTCTTCTTTTCCTCATCGGCAACTTTTAGTTGAAGTAGTTTTACTAAATCTTTTACAAAGTTATGTATTTCTTTTAATTGCATATATTGTTTTCAATCAGCTAGAGGGAGGGGAACAGGGCAATGATTTGACGGGTATGGAAGTATTTATCGGTTTATTGTTTCTTCCTAAAGGACGCTATGATTTCTCGCCCCGCTCCTATTACTCGTATAGTCACCTTGCATGTACCATCGGCATCTGACTAATCAGTTCTCTTTCGAGTTGGCTGCCAGTGGTACTTAAATTAGTTAGCGTCTACCTATTCCGCCACCTGTTCCCTTCCCCATAGCCGATTGTGTGGGGTGTTAATCTTGTTTCTGTTTTAATGTTCGCACAACACTCTCTACCAATGATAATATGAAAAGTGTGCTCATAAATGCAACCATGCCCACTAATATTTCATTACTAATGATGCCAACACTCCAACCTATCCATGCACCAATTATTATCAATAAAATTTTATCTCCTGTTTTCATATAATTTGTTTGTTACTTGTTAATGTGTTTATCGAGGATGTCTATTGCGTCTATTGTCTTAATTACTGCTGGTTTACCATTTCCCCAAAGTAGGTCATCTGATTTTTCAAATACCTCTATTTTTATCATCTCCAATTCTGCTTTATGCTCTTGGTCTTTTTTGGTGAGGAGGTTTGATATGAAGTCTAAAAATTCTTGTCTTGTTAAATCAGTATTCAATTTTCTAACTTCACCTAATACCATAAAGCTAACTTGGTTACTGGTAAGCCAATCAAATTTCTCATCAAATTCTTCAATCCAATTATTGTTTGTCATAGTGTTTTCATATGCTGACGAACCAAATAATCAATTCGTCTAGCATTTTTAATTATTCTTGCTCGCATTTTAATAATATCCATGTGAGTAATCTCAATTTTGAAAGGTACAATTTCCCCAGTAAGTTGCACTACTCCATTAATTTCTTGGGTTTTAATCCAATCTAGGTGAACATCAGGAATTTTGTTGGTGAGATTAAATATGATTGTTGCATAAAAATATAACTGACCATGATTATTCGCCTTTTCTTGGTTCCATGCCTCACCTCTACCAGTCTTAACCTCTCTAAAAGCCTCTAAATTGGCTCTTCCTGTGTCCATTTTCCCTGTGAGTGGTATTTCCCCATATTGGGTATTTAGAACTGTTTTAATGGGCATTTCACTCACTTCATAGCGTGTTAACTTGGCCTTGATTACTTCCCATGAGAAATTGTCATTTTCCTCATCACTTTCCAAGAAATCTGCAATCTTTTTACCAAACTCAATGCCTGAATTACTGAACTTAATATTTTCCCCAAGAATATACTTCTTTACCCATCGTCTCTCATCCTTTTCAAGCATTTGCATACTAGACCATGAAAGATCTCGAGGGAGAAGTAATTTCTTATTTGCCTGAGCTTTCATTGATGACATCTACCTGAAAATTAATCAGTTCATGTAGATTTGCTTTTTGCTCATCAGAATACTTTTTACTGCTCTGAATTTTCTTATCGTACTCAATGAGAGTATCAACACTCTTGCAAGCATCAATTGTAGCAACCGCCTCTTCATACATTTTATCAACTACCTCTGGCGAAACTTCTTCATATGAAACAGTTCCGGCTTTATTAACAATATTTTGAACATAAGCAGGAGCATTCATCTGACTAAGATTAATAGCCACTCGGTTCATCACATCTCCTGAAATCGCTTGCCAGATTGCTCGGTTTGTTGCTCGAGTTTCAGCCATCATGTTCAGAGTAGCCTTTACTGCTGCCAATTTAACACTATCTTTGCTAGCCTCTCCAATCGCCTCAACTACAAGCCCATCAGCAAATTCAATGGTTCGCTTTGCAATACTTGGAACATCAAGACCTGTAGATAGCTGAATAAATTCAGTTCGCATTGATTTAACTCTACGAGGCCCTTTTTTAATATCATTCAACAAGAATAGGCGACCATCCTTATTCAAGTAAGGCTGACCTCCCATTGCATTAACTCCTACTGATGGCACTCCATAAATTTGAGCAACCTGATTACAGAATTGTTTCACCACTTCTGCATTTTGCTCCTGTACTCCGATCTTAGGAACATTACCACCCCATGCTAGAGTTTTTTCCTTTTTTACTACTGCTACTTCTGTTGTTTTTTTTGCCATAAATTATTTTAATAGTTCCTTATTCTCATAAATATTTCCAATTACCTGATAATTTCTAGGATCTTGATAAGTATCTCCTTGCATTTGATCTCCAAATGGAAATAGGTATGTTTTTAGCCATTTAACTTCAGATACTCTAGGATGAAAGCTCTTACAAATCTCCTTTCCACAACCACAGTTGACCACTTGAACAAT